CGTTCCAGATAAGGGACAATGTGGCTGCGGCTCATCTTTTGTTGTTCCTAAAGACTACACCTTTGGGGAGACTGTATGAATGATGATATGAGTTGGAAAGAATTTATATTCCCGGCTTGTATACTAGTTATGATTATAGGCATCCCCATAGGGATCGTTCTATGGTTTAACCATGTATTAGAAATGTAAGGAGATAGTATGGACAAATGGAAAAACTTATCGACACAAAAGAAGTTCTTAGTTGTGGTTGGAGTGCTGGTCGTAGTTGCTGTCGTAAACTGGCTTGTCTGACTGGCCTACAGGTAATTGGCTTGTTGACCGTTTCGGTCCTCTTAATATCATGCACGACACTGAAGAAGGCAGGAATTACCAGTTTAGCAACGGGGGCCGCTGTAACTGTGGCAACTGCATTGAGTTCGGGTGCGACTGTGCCGATACTGGCAGCCACGACAACTGCCTTTGTGGCCTCTGCGGTGACGGACGTGACCATTGGAGCAACCGGAAACAAGATTATGAATGAATGCGCTGGAGACAACTTTTGGACACTACTAGGCCAGATAATAGAGATGGGGGGGTGGTTCTTACTGCTTTTACTACTCGTACCGATGATAATCGGTTGGGTCCTACCCGGACCACTGGAAAAAAAGAAAAGGAACTGAGGTTAGTCGAGGTCTCCTGGATAGATGCCTATACGGAGTCAAGCTGGGCCGAGTACAAACCCGAGACCACACCAACAAAAACCTACGGGATTCTAGTCAGGAAGACCAGGGACTGGACAACCCTGGCCATGACAAAAGAGAAAGACTACTGGGGAAACCTCTGGCACATCCCCACTAAGAATGTTTTAGAAGTAAAGGAACTCTTAACGATACCTTCAGCTTCTTAATAGGATTCAGATCCTGGGCAGGTATCCCATAGCAAGGAGGCCTGTCCTTTCTTCCAAAGTCAGTCTCATACTTATCCTGCTTACACTCTTCCCCTGGTAACCACCCACGTATTACGTAGTTCGGGCTGGTCCCCATCCTCCACAGGTCCACAATCAACACATAGATCCTTCCTTCTACAGGGTCGTTAGGCCTGACCAACAACTGCCTCTGTGTGTCCTTCACAGAGCGCACCTCGATGCTCTCCCCTATGTCTGCCTTATCGTGAAAGGTATCGACACTACCATCCCAATACAAACCCAGACCTTTAGCGACTGCACACTCGGCAGCCGCTCCCCGGATATCCATTTCAAAAAAACCAAACTCATCCTTTTTGAGTCCGTACTTATACGGGTTATGCTTTGCTCTAAAACTAGAGAAGGCACGGGCCATTCCAACCTTGGCGGCCATCTCGGCCTCGTACCACTCTAGTTCTATCTTCATGCGGTATCGTCAGGGAACTTAATAATATTCTCCCCTTCAGGGTGCCTGTTGATAATCCCACTGATACGGTCAATCTCAGGGTTAAAGAAGTCCCTGATTGTTTCCCACAAGGCATGTTCAGTTATGCTCTTAGACTCAGCTACAGACCTGTCAATAGCCTCATAGATCTCCTTGACCATGTCCCCTCTCTGGGCCAGGAGAGAGGCCAGGGCAACAGCAGAGGAGGTGTGGAACAGGAGCATACCCATAAGGGCCTCTGTTGTGTGAGACTCACTTGCCATTACTGTTCTCCAGCTTTGTGATTCTCCGGTAACCTGCAAGGAACCCCAGGAAACCGTTGAGATTCTCTGCGATCTCCGTCGATTTAGCGGCCTCGAATTCACCAGAGGTTTTATCTAACCGGAGCACATAAGAACAATCTACATCCTTACCGTAGATGTCCTCGACACAGTCTGCGTAAGCAGCGCACTGCAGGTGATGGGAGGAGTAGACAGCCTTTGAGGTTTTGAAGTCGATCACACAGAACTCATCGTCTACCTCTGCGACTGCGTCCACAGTACCAGCATACTTATGGAGCCGGTTGTAAACCTTCAGTTCTGCTGCGTACCATTTTATCTCATGGGCCTTAACCCAATCTCTGAACGCATTGACTGAGTTAGCGGTCATCTCGTTTTGGGGGAGGGATGGGATCTCTTTTCTCTGGCCCAGCTTCCACTCGATGGCCTCCTGGCAGTACTGGTGTGCGTCCTGTCCTATCTGTATCGCCTCTCGATTAGATTTTCTGAAGGCATTACGGATGCCCTTGGCCATCTCATCAAGGCCCTTAGACCCATTGAAGACAGCGTACGGGTCCCGGTCCTTCTGCTCAGGAACCATTGAGGTGTTGTCCAGGAACCACCTGGCTCCCATAGAGGCAGCCCACGGCAACAGCGCAGGCTTGGCTATGTTGTCGAGCACCGTAGTGGTGGCAGGGACGTAATCCCCGTCCACCTTGTAGTAGTGCTTCTTGGGGTCGAACTCCAGTTCTACGGTTCTACCGTCGGAGTACTCAATTAAGTGTACGCTCAAAACGGGAGATCATCAGGCTCGTTGTTACGGCCTCCGTTGTCTTGGGGAAGGGAGAAGGTTACCTTCAGGTACTTCTTCCCTGCCTTACTGGTGTTGGACCATGCCGCTATACGGTACTCGGTCCCGGCGATCAGGCCCTTCCCAGTCATGTCCGGGTGACGATCACTCTTCTTGTCCTCCTCCTTAAACAGTGCTCCCTCGTTGTCCTTCTGCTCGAATGTTGCCATTTTAGATTCCTCTAGTTGACGTTGAATAATCTGTTCCTCGTTCGCCCAGGCTTGGGCGTTCTGCTCATCCTCTAAAATTTCTTGGGGGGTCAAGAGAAAGACACTGCCCTTTGATTTGCCTGGACGGTTCTCCAGACCTCTACCTTTAGTTTTGCGGCCTCCATAAGCCATTTTAACTTCTCATCCTCTTCGATTGCAACTTTATATCCCTCCAGTAATTTAATGTATTCCGGGTGGGCATAGGCCCATGCGTCGGATGCGGCTACTGTTTTTTCCGGGGACTGGCCAAACAAAATGGCATGTTTTGATTTCCTGAATATCTCCAGGTGAAGCCGATCAGATTTAGCCTTGGCAGCCTTACCAGAGTTGTCCCTGATATAGTCTATGGCCTTCTCTACTTCTGTGTCTGAGATCATAGGACCCCCAGTACTCCTGCCCGAGTAGCGGCATCGAGCGTCTTAAAGATAAACTCTGCCTGCCAATCTGTTACCTCTCGGTCCCCATTGTGCAGCTTGTCATGGCAACTGTAGCAGAGAGGCATCGTAAATATGTCGGATGCCTTATAGGATGCTCCCCCGGACCATGGAGCATACCGGTGTTTAAGGTGGTGTGGCACAATAGTATCATCCTCTATCTCACAGTTAGCACAGGGCAGCGTAGCTACAAAGTTCCGATAGGCTTTACTGTCCCACCGCTTCTTTTTCTGGAGATCTATATCGCACATACGCCAGTCAAGCACTGCTCTTCTGAGTTGTCTTCAAAGACAACCCCCTTCTTCTGGATTGCCTCTTCGTAGGGAACTGCGGAGATCGGTTGGCCACCTCTGGAACCATCCGGGTAACACGTCAACCCCCTCAAACCATGTGCGTATTTTGCCACGGTGTGGGCGAACTTGTCTACTGTTCCCTCGTTGTTTAACTCACTGCCCCAGGCAGGGAGGTTCAGCGTACTGGAGATGGCATGGTCTACGTACTTCTGGACCCCGTACTGGAACTTGATGCGCCTCTCCGGGTCAGCAGCAAGGTCTAGTGCGGTTTCAATCTGGTCTGGGGAGATCCCTCCTCGGATAAGAGACTCGGCTGTGCCGTCAATACTAATCTGATACTTCCATTTGGTTCCATCCGTAAGGTAGCGTCTGCGGTAAGCAACTGCGTAGATAGGTTCAATTCCACTGGTAGTTCCAGCAAGTAAGCTGATCGTCCCTGTTGGAGCAATAGCCCTATAGCCTCTAGGCCGAGACACAAAAAATCTATCACAATGTTCATTGGCAGCATGTTCGGATTCATCTTTATAGACCTTTAGCCATCGTTTAAGTTCGTCACACATGCCATAGGTATGGCCTCTCTTGAGAAGCCATTCGTGCAACCCCATTAAGCCTAGCCCGAGTCTCCTGTTTTTCTCCCGGACCACGGTAATTTTTTCGTAGGGGACTGTACCTCGTAAAGTACCACAGACAAGAAACTTTGATGCAACACTGACCACGTCCTTGAATTCTTCAATCGTTTCAATGTTTGCCATGTTGATCGAGGCCAGGTTACACACATCTGAATCATCCTCTGAACTGATTTCTGTGCAGGCATTTCGTAGTGTTTCATTTTCTTTGTCTCCAAAGTTAAAGCTGAACCCCGGTTCTCCTGTCATCAGGGCCTGCCTGCAATTCTGCATGAAGATGTCTGGCATCTCCTTATTCTCCAGGGCATTCAGGAAGGTGTCATCATAGTTGAGGCTGATGTTCATCATGTCCAGGGGGGCAGGGTAGTTGAAGTCCTGTTCCTTGGCCTCAGATATCATCATCCCACTGTTCCCTATCGGCATCATGTGCCAGTTCTTCAGGGTCATAAACTCTCTGGCGTCTTCGTGCTGCCAGTTCAGGCTTCCATACATAGCGGATCGTCTTGACCCACCTTGCATCACGTTCCGACCCACCTCGTTTATGGTGTACAGCAGTGGAATCGGGCCACTGGCAACACCTCCCGTCCGCCGTAATTGTCGTCCACTGGGACGGGCAATGCTTACATCTACCCCAATTCCACCTCCAGTCATCAGGCAACTCATCGCTCGTTGTGTAACTCCTGACCATTCTTCCCTCGTATCCTCTTCTAAACGCAAAAGGTAACAGTTGTTAATGAATAAGGCCGAGGGATCTCGACCTGCATAATAGATATACCTTCCCCCTGGTATAACCTTAAACTTAGACATAACATGGATCAGGTGGTCCTGGTCAGACTTGGCCATGATGTGGTGAGTGGTCCCATTCCTGTTCCCACAGATATCATTGACAATGGTGTGGACTCTGTCATCCCATTGTTCAAATTGGTTGGAGGCATACTTCTGCTTGAAAACAGTTTCGCCAAGGTCGGTTCTAAATGTCATGGGGTTGCTCCCGTTGAGGTTTGGAGGGCCGACTAGGAAGCACGGGAGCCACACCAGCTAGTCGTTTCTCTTTGTTGTTACATAGTGGGTATATATCTTCTGAGAGTCTTACACACCCCTTCACCTTACACCGGATGAAAGGATAAGACCCGATCATATGATAAAGGCATCTTTAGATGGTGTGTAATCTTCGTCAACAGCCATCGCCAGGAGTTCTACAAGAGCCTCCAGTTTAACGATTGCAAAGGTATCGGTGGTTCCTCTTTCACCCACCACAATAGTTGGAATGAGGTCATTCTCTTTAGAACCCTGGACGGCCTGGTTCCATGCGTCAGTGAATAACCACTTAGGGATAGACTTTCTGTGTTTGCACTCAATACCAAGGTAAGGATGGCGGATGTCTAACTGTTGCCGACCGATGATGGGGATTCTTACTCCCCCCGTTACCTTAGCTACCCTCCGCTCGAAGTTCTTCCAGGCCTGATCCTTCATCTTCTTCTCCGGTGGGCCAGTTATCGTCATCCATGTCAATTTTTCTTGGGGTTTGGTGCTCCTCGACAAGATTGAGGGAGGCCAGATCGAGGTAAAGGTCGATTTCCTGTTCTCCCATGTCCCAATGTCGGGCCTTTGAAACGCTGAGGTAAGCATCTGGTTCATCCGCATGGTCAGAGTAATACCGGCCCAAGAGTAACACATTATCTACTCTATCTGCCAGTTCTCCTGCTCCCCTGATCGAGAATCTATCTAAACGGTCCTTGATGCTCCCTGATTTCCTGGCATGACAAACCAGGATGACATGTATGTCTAATTCCCTGCAGGCATCAGCCAGGTCACAGACCACTTGTTTCTGTGCGGTGTAGTCATCATTAGCGATACCAGAGATGGTCATCAGGGAGTCAACAAGTATGAAACTTGTTCCAAAGTGGTCCAGACTGTACCTGATACTGGCCATGAGGGTCGTAAGATCAACACTGCCCATCTTATCGAAGAAGTACAGCTTATCCTTACACCAGAAGTTAAAGCCCAGACCAAACTCCATGCTTGGTTTAAGTTGTAAGGAAGCCTGACGCCACATCCTGACGAGTTGTGCAACAGGACTCATCTCTAAAGAGACAGACAGACACTTCTCCCCCTGCTCCATAGCGTTCAGGAGTATCTGTCCAGCGACCAGGGATTTACCCGAGGAGTTTATCCCGGCCAGGATAGTGCATTCGCCTTTACGTAACCGGAACTTGTCTGGTGAACCCCAGGGTAACCTTACACCACTCAGGTGCTCAGTCAGGATATACCTGTCCAGTACGTCCTTTGTGTATTCGTTAGCGGCCTTGATGGACCGCTCAGATTCTATCGTTAAGTACGGCTCAAGTAAGTCAAGTGTGAGTTCCATTTTCTAGTTGCCCAATAGTCTGAGTCTTCGAGTGACCCAGGTTTCTCCCACTTGGCTCTCCACGTAGGGGACCTGAACCACTGGTCATAGTTAGGAGTTTTACGGGTATCAGCATGTGCTCCCATGTACTTCCAGGAAACATTGTGATACCCCAGCCCTCCGCTGTGAGCATAACGCTCAATAGATATCTCTCGATTTGGATTATAGTCCTGACGCTCCGGGACGGCAACCTTCTGCAGGCCCTGGTAGATCATCATCGCCTCTTCGAGGGCTTTCTGTTTCTGTCTGGGAGGTGCAGCAGCCTTCTGGATTTGCTCGATCTTTCGTAGAGCACGATTTAATATATTGTCCAGAGGGACAGAACCCTGACGTTTAAGACGGACTTGAACCTCCCTACGGAGGCTACGCATTGATCTTATGTGTCGGTATAATCTATAATTCATAAGCAGGCCATGCAGTGGCTCCTAACCCTAGTCCGAAGACTCCAGTAGGCCTACCCTTAAGTAATAGTGGTTAAGGATTTGATAAGTATAGTTTAGATGGCGGTATAAAGATAGGCTTCTTCTCCATTACTAAGATCACCTTTCTCCATTACTGGTAACACCTTTTCTCTATTAATAGGGCCACCGTTTTTTTTAACGATTTAACCTTTAACATCAACCACATAGGAGTTATTACTTATATAATTAGAGGAAGTGGCTTCTCGACCATCTAAATATGCAGGGTAGAGGTCCTGCCATCGAGTAGAAAGCTGACGTGTATAACCGAGGTCTCAAGACGGACCTTTTGAAACACCGTAGAGTGCCATTGTTAGGGCAGGCCTGGGCGGAGCCTCCATATACCGGGAATCCGTGGGTGATAATACGGCTGTACACTACCAAGTTGGTTACCGGCGTAGGGCACCTACGTCTTATTGATTGCTATGGCTTTTTTAATGGACAGAGATGATGCAAAGCGAAGGAGAGCAGCGACAAGACACCGGAACCTGGTCGCTAAGGACTCTCCATACAAGCCGAAGCAGATGAAAACAAAGAAGTCATACGTTCGGTCAAGAAAATTCTCTCGTTTTGATGAAGAGTTTCCATCGTGACGGAGCCTTTCTCTGGGTTTTCCATCGTGACGACGGCTTTCTCTGGTTTTCGATGAGCCGCCCCGTAGGCGGCGCTGGCCCCGAAAAACCGCACAAAAAATAAGTTTACAAAAAAAGCGGAATTAAATAACCGCACAGAAAAAAGGGTAGAATCCTGGCAGATTTCCAGGGTCCGACCCTCCTGGACCCGTTTTCAAGGCCCTCAGATGCCCGTCACTGCATTTTAAGGGGTAGGGTAAGGGGGTAGCCTAGGGTCAAAACAGGGTCCCGTGGTGTGCCGCTGAGAATCCAGG